TGTACGTGCATTGATGCCTAAAATATATAATTCATCGGGAACACAATTATTCCCTCCTACATCATAATATAGGTATAATATGTCTAGACCACTATCGATACTATACGACGTATCTAATAATTTTGCTGGATTACAGGAGATGAACGACGTTCGTCTAGAATATCCTGTTTATCAAATATGTAAAGCTATTGCTGATAAGAACCAATCTGGCGGAAATCTCACGATTGGTATTAATGATGATGAGACTTCTATAGGAACGTATATTGATACTTATTATTCAGATACGATAGGAACGCATGATGCGAATACCACTATACAACAACAAGTTTATGACGTAACGCAGAAACTTGATGCGGGAACAACTGCCCCAACTCGGCCAGTCGAATACTCTACAATTGTTATCGATGATGATGGAAACACCACTACTGGAATTCGTCCGATGACAAATGCTTCGATCAGAACAGAATTCTTTGATCGTGTGGTGCTAGAATTAGCATCCAGGGGTCTGGGAAGTTATGTAATGCAAGTGGATAGTCCAGCATTACCTGGAGAAACATGGATTAGCGTACACACTTTGAGTAATACTAATCAAGCAGGATCTTCTGAGATTAAGATATGGAGGAAAACTGGTGATACAGTACCAACTGAATATCGTCCACTAAGACTTATCACTACTGACGGGGATCTTCGTGAAATGAGTGACACCGAGTTACAGGGATTATTCGATTCTTATGCAGACTATGTTATAGATACTGGCCGTGGTCAATATAGATTACAAGAGAAGAATCCTGCAACGACAGGACAAACTTGGTATAAGATGGGAAGTAGTATTAAAGATACGAGAGTTTCGTTGGAGGATATATCATACGTTGGCGCCTATAATAGAAATTTCATTGGAGAATATCAGAGAAATTATGTCGGAAGATATGCTGGAGATAGAGTATTCTCCTTTCTATCAGAGTACCTTAGAAACTATCGCAGAACGTATGGTACAAGAGAGGGTGAATACTTTTCTGGTTGGGTCGTGCGAGAGGATAAGTCTAGAATGAATATATCATTTCTGGGGTTTGAGGACGAAACTTATGAGAGAGCAGTTAATAGGACGTTTCAACGTTTGGTAGATAGGAGTTTTTCATCTTGGACGGTCGTTTCGACTGTTAAAGATATATCGACAGCATATTTATGGTTAAGGACAAAATAAAATGGCACAAGCAATTTCACGTAAATTTAAAAATGCGACATGGGAAAATATTGAAACTAAGGACTGTGTAAATTGTGATATCGTGGTCAACTTAGATAATGGATCTTCTCAGATATTTTCGGCAGTAGTTTCAAAGCCCGCAGAAGGTACAACCAGCGAGGACTGGGATACACTCATGGAAACTATCGGAATAGATTCTATCGACCAGGCTACAACTGAAGAAGTTTTGCGTATGCAGAAGGCTCGAGAAGAAGATCGGATCCGAAAAGAAGATGCTAGTAAAAGAAGCGTGGAATTTCAAAAACAAGAAGCTCTGTTCTCATATAAGTTAGAAGCATTTGAAATCGAAGCAGTTAAGAATTCGAAAGATCGTGCTGCGAAAGCAATGATTAGAAAATCAAAATCTATTCCAGAAGTACAAGCATATACTACAATATTATTAATGAAAGAATTGAATAATGCATCAGAACAAGAACCCTCAGGAACCGACTCCTCAGAAATCACAGAAAATCAAGAGTAATGGATTTTTAATAGCGGCGAGTATATCAAAAGTATATTATAATTCTGCGATTAATCTCGCCGAGTCGATTCTAGATTTCTACCCAGACGCTAAAATTACATTATGTACTCAGCCAGAACTATTTGATGAACGACACAGAGATATATTCGATGTAGTTGATCTTACTGCGCCAGATCATCCTCGTGCTAAATTATATGCATTACCTAGAACCACCTATGATATTACTGCATACATCGATGCAGATTGTGAAGTACAGCACGAAGATATAACAAAAATTTTCCAGCAGTTAGGTGACAGCGATATCATGCTAACTAAAATTCGTGAGTATGCAGCCGCTGATGTTAAAATATCTGATACAGAAGAATTGATTTGGCATTGTGGAGTTTTCCTATATAATAATAAAAAGAAGACTCTTCAGATGATGCAGGATTGGTGGACAGAGTATGGTTATCAAACGACTGCTGATCCTTGGCCTTGGCCTCAACACCGAAAAGCTATGCGCCCTTGGGATCAATATACCTTCTATAGACTATATACCTCTAAGAAATATAAATCTATAAAGATAGATGTTTTCCCAGGACAAGATGCTAGATGGAATTTTATTAGCATATATGATAAATCCGAAGCACTCGAAGGTCCTATTATTTATCACTATACATTAAAGAAATCAGAAGTTCGTGCGCAGCGTATCCTTAAAAAATAATAGATTATTAGAAACTCTTAACGAATTCTCTTCATGGATGTTCTCTCACGACTCATCCTTGATTGATAAATTATATTTTGGAAATAGACAAGTTTCTTCAGATATAGGATGTTCGTATGAATATCTTATTAAAGCACAATCACAAGAAATAGAAGAATATGGGTATCCAGAAATATCAGTTGGATTTGATTTACATACTGCATCAAGTGTAGACCGGCCAGAAGGTTGGAAAGAAATTGCAGATAAACTGAATTATGATATCATTAGTATTTTAGGAGTCGAGTTTAATGCTTTGATGATGTATTATCCAGAAGATGGATATATTGGTTGGCATCATAATGCTAACTGTGCTGGTCAAAATTTAATCATGACATATTCGCCTCCTGGCGGAAAGGGATACTTTGAATATCAAGATCCTGTCTCTAAGGATTTAATCCGTGTTCCTGATCCTGAGGGATGGTCTGCTAAAGTAGGATACTTCGGTTCTTTCACAGAACCAGATAAAATCGTCTGGCACTGTGCTAAAAGTGTCGACACTCCCCGACTCACTATATCGTATGTTATCAGAGATCAGTGGATGTGGGATGAGATGATTCAGGATATTGAATCTGACCAATAATGTTCATATCCATTATAAATTGATATATCGGTATGATGCTCGCCTATAGCATTAAATAAGCATATCATACGATCAGGCATATTCCACATTCTATATGAAATATTGAATTGTTTTTTTACGAATAGGTCTGTCCTACACTGATTTCGTTTTTCGTCATCACTATCGTCATAACCGGCTAATCGTGAATATGCCCAATGAATAGGTAGGGTTTTTATTTTATCAGGATGCTCTAACTCTAGGTATTCATCATTTCCATAATACCTCATCTCATAATAGTAATTGTGCTTGATATAATGTGGAAATATGCCTAATTCTGTATTGGTGTCCCATATTATGATAGAGGAATTGGTGTATGTATAATACTGATTAACCGTCAATCTATATCTGATTCTCCATTGAGCAGATAGAACATATATATCTTCTCCACATTGAAAATCGACCATCTCCTGTATGTCATTTTGAATAACAGTATCTAAGTCAAAGAATATGCACTTACCATCTACTGGAAACTCTTTAGACAGTATCCAGAGTTTCCACCAATACGTTTGTAAATCATATTTTTCAATGGGTAGTGGTACTATCTTTATTTCATCTGATATACCTGACCGATCTTCGGTACAACAGTAGAGAGTGAATTCTTCTCGACAGTTTCTTTTGAGCATGGTGTAAAGGCGGTTAACGTATTCCGCATCATACTTGGTTCCCCATTTAAGACATACAAAATTAACCACTTTTTCGATACCTATCTAACTCATCTATCCATAATTGCGAATAGTATGTATTCTGATACTGAGGAAACCATGGACCACCATCTGTATAATGTATTGCACTTGGATTCTGCGTGGTACTATATCCATCCAGAGTGTTCCATGATAATGGTAATTCTCCAATAGAATCTGTCCACGTAAAGTGATGTAGATTAATCCCAGGAACTTCGTTGTTCAGGTACTCCGGAGTTAACATCGTACATAAATCGTTACGGAACACCATCAGACTAGCCCAGTTCTTTCGATATGATCGATGCTGAGGAACATTATCCATCTTAACGTTACTCTTTGGTGTATATGGATCTAACTTACATACACTCACTGGAGTTTGATTATCGGCGATGTCAATGAGTTTCTGTATGTCGTCTAGAAACAGAAAGTCGCAGTCTACAAAAATTGATGTTCCTTTATATCCCGATAAGTACGGAACCCAGAAACGAGTGAATGTAAAGTCTGTAGATTGTGGTTCTGTTATTATTCGATTGTATTCTGGTATATCAGAACTCTTTAGAAACGTAATATCTAACGGAGAAGATGTCCTGGACCGAATAGAATACTCACATACATGTGCTGCGATATCTTCTCTCTCATCATAACCAATGAATACCTTATTTAACATATAATTTCTTTGTCAGTGCTTCTTCAAAATACCTCCTTGCAGGATCTCTATTTCTAAACCCCCCAATATATCGCTCTAATATAGAAGTGCATTCATGGATCAGCATCTCTATATGATCAACTCCTCTTATACAAATGTTTCTCCTAACCATCGCATTAGAGAACATATCATTACTGAGAGAGTTTGGTGTAACCAAGACGATAGAAGGAGTTGCGCAGAATCTAGCTAACCAAGACATTCCTCCATGATATCCAATAAACAATGCTGCGTCCGAAAGGTGTTCAATCGCTTCAGGTAGTGGAGTAGTGTAGTCTATGTGAACTATTTCGTATGAATCTGAAATTGTTTTTAAATCGTTCTCTAACATATTCCAGTCTTGAGAAGACTTCCATGTCTTAGACCCACCCTGATATTTGTCTAGAGGAATTTTATTATTAGTCGTTGAACCAACAACTATCTTACGAACCTTTTCGTATTTAATTTCATTCATATACCATTGATTATGGTATTTAGCTGTACGTAATAACGATTGATGATACCCAATCCATCGTATTCTACTGACATCATGAAATTTATGTGAAACTGCAACTCCGGCGATATTAGATTTATCGCAAATAGAATTTAAATATTCTGCTTGTTCCCATAGCAACTCTTTGGAGTTCTCGTTATATTTGTACTCTATACCTTCGTTATATCGGAAATTAATGTTAACTTCCTCTCGAAATGTGTGTGATATATTATGTGCATACGAAATGGGTAATAAGATATCTCCGTATCCAATCGCAGCATACCATTCTAAGTTTATCATAAATTATTCCCAAATACGATATAAAAATTATTTCTATTTGTAGAAACCTTCTCTTGTTTATATACGGTAGTTAACAAATTCTGTTCTATTAATTGATCACAAGAATCTACTGGATTACAATCTCCGGGATGCCGATCATCAGACCCTATTAAGATAAATTCTCCACGATATAGTTTACCAATAGGGTACATCTTGTGACAGTTGAAGTTTAGAATGTTATTATATATTCCCTTTGGATAATCGAATATCACGTCGCATATAATGAATTTCCCTTTATACATTGGGTTCATATCAAAACAGTTATATTCTATGCCGAGTTTATCTATCATCAGAAACTCATCTGGGATCTCTCCAGGAGCGATATACGAAACGTGGCCCCATTCTGATTCCATTAACCAATCATATGCTAACTGGTTATCAACTCTCATCGTAAGACTCCCACATTTCTTTAGCCCATCCTTCTGCTTCATGAAGTTCTAATGCATCTTTTGGTCGACCAGTCATTTGTATATGTGATGTATTAAAAAGCGCTATCTTATAGTCGCTCTTCATTTCATTCTTTGGATTATTGTAATTATAATTATAAACAATGCCATCTTCCCATAATCCAAGATTATCCTTAGTCCAATGCCTATAGAACAAATACTTATCTAATGAGTTATACGTAAATGCAATCTTATCGATCTCTTTCACGGTATAGTCATACAACCACTTTCCTCGGTCTTGTGTCCAACATACAAATGAACTATTAATATGACACACAGCACCCCAACCAAACCTACGCATAGTTTCATCTATACTGTTCCAATGATTAAAAATGAAAGTTGGTTTTTCCAGATCACGAGTAACGTACTCTGTGATATCTCCATGTATTAATACATCTAAGTCAATCCACATGTTATGGTCTGCCATAGAGTGATTGAGGAGTACCAGTTTCTCTCTGGTGAAGATTCGATCTTTGGGGTACGGGAAAGGGTCAAACGTTTTATAATCGAGCGTCTTGATCTCTTTACGGAGTCCCGTTGCGTCATCAGTGATGCATGTGAAGTTAAATGGTACATTAATGTGCCTAAGCAGTGATCCGTATAATCGGTTCACATACTCCGGACCGTACTTAGTTCCCCATTTAAATGTAAATATTTCAAGCTTCATATGGTTTATATATAGAACTATGACAATACGTTTTGATGATATACCCTTTGATAAAATAGTTAAGTTCGGACAGGAAACGATGCTTGACAAAAACTTATTCAGTATCAGTTGGATACTTGGGCGATTCTGTAACTACAGTTGCAGTTACTGTTGGCCATATGCAAACAGTAAAACGCCTGACCACCAAGAGTTAAGTGTTTATCTAAACTCCATAGAACAAATTAAACTTCAAGCAAACGATAATGGATTCACTAACTTCCACTGGTCTTTCAGTGGTGGAGAACCTACTGCATACAAATACCTATTGTCACTTATAGAACGTGTCGGGTCAGACAGTATTCATATGACAACTAATCTTAGTCCAGGCAAGTCTTGGTGGGATAGATATCTTCAAACGAGTTCCGAGTGTAGACGCAGGACTATAACTGCAAGTTTTCATCACGAGTTTGCTGACGAGAATGAGTTTGCGGATAAGATATTATATCTGATGGACAATGGAGTGTTCGTCACGATCAATCAGGTTATGGTCCCCGAGTTGTTTGATGAGATATACTTCAGATGTCTTAGATTTGCTAACAAGGGTATCAACGTAACATTGAAACCTCAAAGTGACCCCACTGCAAGTCATGTAGTCGCCGGATATACTTCAGATCAATTGCAGATATTAAGAAATAATATGCACCAGTTCTTGGAAGATGAAGACTTGTTGCAAATCAGGTTGATAGACAACGAAAAGAAGGTATGGTTCTTGGATCAAGCTGAACGATTCAACTCTTTCGGGTTTAATAAATTTAAGGGGTGGATGTGTAATAGTGGGTATCAAGGGATCGTGATACGAAGTGATGAAGTGAAGAGGAGTTATAGTTGCTCCGATCCTATATTAGGAACTCTTTCTGGTGGATTTAAAATATTCAAGTCTCCTGTCATATGCACTACAAATAGTTGTCTTAGTAGTGCAGATAGTAAATTGCCAAAGGTTCGAAATGTATAGTTATAATGATATTCTTGATGTTCACTTTGAGGTGACGAGTAAATGTCAAGCACGTTGCCCAATGTGTATACGTAGGATTAATGGGGGTATGTTAAATCCATTCATCGAATTGAATGAAGTTTCTCTGGATACGTTTAAGAAATGGTTTCCTCACCAGTTCATAAAACAATTAAACAGTTTCTTTATGTGTGGGAACTATGGAGACCCAATAATTGCTAGAGACTCACTTCAGATTCTGCAATATATTCGAGAGCAGAATCCTTCAATACAGTTGAGTATGCATACCAATGGAAGTGCAAGATCTAAAGAGTGGTGGAAACACCTTGCATCGACAGATACTAGAGTTGTATTTGGTATAGATGGTCTTGCAGACACGCATTCCCTATACAGGATAGATACAGATTTTGATAAGATAATAGAAAACGCACAGGAGTTTATTAATTCTGGTGGACATGCTGAATGGAATATGTTGGTATTTAAACATAATGAACATCAGGTTGAAGATTGTCGTATTCTGTCAAGACAACTTGGGTTCAAAAACTTTCAAGTTAAACATACCACACGATTTCAGGGAGACTCTTTTCCTGTATTAGATGATAGTGGTAAGGTGACACATTACCTTGAAGCATCTGATAGGAGCGTAGAAATATTACAGAAGGTGAAGTTCGTTAAATCCCGTGGAGACATAAGTTGTAAAGCATCCAAGTGGAAACAGATATACGTTTCTACATCAGGTAATGTGACTCCTTGTTGTTGGACAGACGTTAAAGATAGGCCTCATAATAATCCTTCTCGATATGACTATATGAATAAGGTTGGGATATTCCCAAACCTTGAAGAATATACTCTGGAAAATATATTTGACTCTGGATACTTTGAGATGATAAGTGATACTTGGTTTAACGATCCTCTACATGAATGTTCTAGGCAGTGCGGTACATTTGATAAATTCGGAGAACAATTTATATGAGTAAGACCTTTTGTATGCATCCATTTACAGGACTAGCAACTAGAGAAGATGGTGCTATCAAAGTTTGTTGTAGAAGTCATCCTATAGCGTGGATTCAAGAAACCAGCATTGAAGATGCGTGGAACTGTGACTCTATGAAAGAATTGCGTCGTAAGGTTATGAACAACGAACGACCATCCGAATGTGCATCATGTTTCATGTTAGAAGATCAGGGTGTAGAGAGTTTACGTCAGAGACATATTAAAACAGAATATCCTGATAGTCGTACCGCATTATTCCCAAATGCACTTGATCACCTTGATGTAGAAGATTATTCTATGACAGAATCTATGTCGGTCATAGAGTTGAAACTAAACAATCTGTGCAATTTAAAGTGTAGGATGTGTAACCCATTGGACAGTACCAGCTGGCAAGACTGGGATCAGGTTTCTGAATACTATGTAAGGGAAAATAACTTCCTGATTCCCACTATTCAAAAACTGGTTAAAAAACCTGGACAGTACATCGGACCATTTGAAGATAAGGAAAAATGGTGGGATAGTTTTGAGCGTATCATACCACATCTGCGTAGAATTGAGTTTGCCGGTGGAGAACCACTCATGGATCCTCATCACTACAAAGTGCTGGATATGCTCAAACCATACGGTAAACAAATTGATCTGAAGTATGCTACCAATGGTACTACGCTTGGTATCAGTAAGGGTAGAACGATCCATGAATACTGGCCAAGTTTCAAATCCATTGTAGTTAATGTGAGTATAGATGGTATCCATGATGTGTATAATCATATTAGAAGTAACGGAGACTTCAGTGTAATAAGACAGAATATCAAAGAAATGAAGAGTATACCGAATGTCAGTCGTATTGTCGGTGCGCTAACTACTCAAGCTGGAAACGCACTTCAACTTGCAGATTGCGCAAGATACTTTATTGAAGAACTTGAAATATACTTTTATACTCACCGAGTAAGTTATCCAAGGGTATTGTCTGCTCAGGTATTGCCGAGACCTCTGAAGATAATTGCTATAGAACGCCTGATGGAATTGCGAGATAACATTGATATGATAGATGGAATTGAACGACTTCCTATGGCTAGAGAAGTATTGCTACAACAGATTAAGGATAATATTAATTATCTAAATGGCCGCGATCAGAGTGATCTGTGGAAAGATTATCTAGAATTTAATTATAGACTTGATAGCAGCAGAAACAGTAAATCTATATTAGAAGTAGTTCCTGAGTTTAAGGAATACTCTTAATCGGAATTAGTTTTCTACTGACAGTGATGTCGGATGCGCAGAAACACCCTTCGTATGGGCATATGATAGGGAGCATATTCTGCTGATAGAATTCTCCTATACGCCAGTTACCCAACACTGAACCAGCTTTACACGAACTTCCCCTGACAATAGAACCATCTACTTTGAAAGTCTGCTTCTCTACCCCAATAGAGCAGGACCAACCCTTCCAGTGAGTTTCTCCGGATACAATTAATTTCATTGGTTCTAAGTAATGATCTTCTGTACCATCCTGTTGAATACCGAGAAATTTACTGTATGTGTCTAAGTCAATCTTGTCGAGGTTTTTTGATATCATGGAAGAGTTTATCCAGTCAAGTTGCTCCTGAGTATAATGGACTAATCCTATAGAACTAGATGCTCTATCATCAATTGGTTTTGCGATGATAAGAGTTGCATCATCGCAGTTATCTGCTATTTGTTCGTATGCGTACATAGACTCTCGAAATGTATTCGGAGGAGCTAATACAAACACAAAGTTGACTAGACTTGAACTTGAATTTACCGATGCGATGAACCGATCAAGATTTGCATGGAACGGTAGCATGTGGTAACTGAATTGAATTCTGTCAAACAGCTTACCATTCTTTTCCCAATATGATTCTGGCATAATACCGTTGGTCAATAACTTGACTACACATCCAGGAGTTTCTTCTCTTAACATAAACACAAATTCAGGAAACTGTTTCCATAGGGTGAGTTCCCCGCCAGATAGAGCATACGTAATCCTCTTGCCTGGATTGGCGCTCACCAATTGGTTTATGGTAACTCTGACCGATTCTATATCTGGCCAAGAATACTTTCCATTCTTAGATGCTGGTGAACAATAACTACAATCGTAATTGCATATACTGGATACCGTCCAGTCTATTACTAGGTTATCAACATCTCCAATAAATTCTATATATTTCATATGGGTATATATATTCTCATGCATAAAGTAAATAGTAGATGGGACCACCAAGACTCTCTGAAAGTTGAGTGGAACGTCGGCAAGCGTTGTAATATGGACTGCTCATATTGTCCATCATTCATTCACGATAACTTCAGTCCACATACAGATATCAATGTTCTCAAGGGTACTGTAGACTCGCTTATTGATATAGGAAAACCTTTGCGTATAAGCATGACCGGCGGAGAACCGACCATACATCCTCGGATAGAAGAACTGTTGGAGCATATGTATCTATCCAGAGTGTCTAGGGTCAATATAACAACTAATGGAACTAGAACAGTTGATTGGTATAAAGACCAGCCGGTATCGCAATATGTCTTTAGTCTTCACTTTGAGTTTGAAGATTGGTCTAAGATAGTAGATAAGATAATAAAATTAAAGTCTGTATGGGATAATGATATGCTAGTACATGTTATGGCACATCAAGACTATATGGATAGGGTGCGATATGCGTCAGCTCGGTTTGAAGAAGCGACTGTACCATATGTAGTTAGGCGTGTCAGATGGAACGATGTTATAAACGATAGAGACTCTTTCAACGATTCTAAATATGCCGGACAAGACTTGGAGTGGGTATTATCTAAAGAAGCTACTGTTAAACCTAATGTGGTCATAGATGATGAAAAGCTTTATCATGCAAATGATATTATTAAGCTACATTTGAATAAATATAAGGGGTGGCAGTGCAATATTGGTATAGAAAGTTTGATGATCAATTGGGATGGTGAAGTACATCGTGCAACATGCCGGGTCGGCGGATCTCTCGGGAACATTTATAAAAATACGTTTATTCGACCAACGAATCGTATAACATGTTCTAGAGAATCCTGTACATGTGCTGCGGATATTCCGATAACAAAATACTTAGGTGTTAGAAAATGAAAGAAATATTACTAGAGAAGACTAAATCATGGACGTATGACAATGCGTTAAATTTCCATGGCGGATCAAAACTTTTTAATGATTATATTTGGGAGTGGTCTGAAGATGGAGGTGGAGTATATCTAATTCGTGAACATGGATCTTTTTACTTAGACAATCGTACTGGATGTGTTCATAGATTACATACTAGATTTAATGTAAATGATTATGCGGTACTATCAAAATTAGCAAATTTTTTCCACGACGATGTTCGATTCGATAACCCGATCGAACATGCATGGTATTCAGATGAGAAGAAAACTGTATGGGAATATACTGTTTATAGGCGCCCGAACAAAGAACTAGGATATCCTTTCCTCATGAATATAACTCGTGACAATGTTCATGAATTGCTTATAAAATATATTGCATTGACTCGAGATACTATCGATCTTTTCATCGACTTGGGCCTAGAAAATAATTTTCCTATCGTCGGCCTTACTTTAGTGCATCTTAACACAGATTCGATCGGACCATTCTGGATGAATCTGAAAACATTTGAAATGGGGTATGATGACCTAATTAATAAAAATTTAAAAGAATTCCGGAGAGATTTAAATTCATTATCTAGTGTATTAAATATGGATCTGTCTTCATACATAACTACTGCGGAGGAATCATGGCAATCAATTACATAAGACCTTTCGATTATATAATCGAAGACTCTGGAGAAGTTGTTAAGGAAGGGACCATTCCTATATGCTTCTTTTACCTCATACTACATAAACAATCTGAGTCAGATAATAGAGTTATTAAATTTCCAGAGTTTGGACAAGAAGTACCTGTAAGTGGAATCTAGGCTAGATGATCTAACTCCGGAAACACTTCTTTGAATTTAGTGTTTCTAATAGAATCCATCGTTGATATATACTCTCGGAACGCTGGTAGTAAGTGACTATCATCTTTACTATCCATAAAATCTAATACTCCCTGCCAGCGTTTCCATCCATAGTGATCGATATTCCAGAAACTGTCATCTTGCCGATAGTTCTCAAATAACCATTCTTTAAACTCGGCGAATAGTTCACGCACCTCTTGTTTATCGAACTCTGGTAAGCACCTGATGCTAAGGTAAGTCGGAATATACAGAAGGTGCATATTGACTATACCGCCGCCTGGAGGTATTCCATATCTACGTGTTGATAGGTTGATCTTTCTAAAGTTCTGTTGAATTTTCCACTTTGCAAATTCTGTTAGATGTTTGATATTCAATATCTGTATCGCAGTAGCAATACTCACTTCAATATTGTCTGGAGTATTATCTAGCATATGAAGGTTTTTGGTTATAGTGTCCCAGTCACTAGGGAATCTGATGTAGTGATTTCGTTCTCCAACTGCATCCAGACTAAATCCAACTTTAACTATCTTGAATTTAGACCAGAGTTCGATCATATCTTCTTTGATCAACAGTCCGTTGGTATTGTATCTAATTAGAATCTTGTCTGCATACCCCTGACGTATAATTTCTTCAAGAAACTTTCTATGTTCCTTGATCATCAACGGCTCTCCCCCAGCAAAGTATACTTCCCTTAGATTGGGGATTTGTTTATACATCTCTTCCCAGAATTCTGGATTTTCATGCCAGGAGTTGTTAAATGACCTTTCGTCCCACGATAATGATTTTTTCAGTGCTCCGTGTTTGAATATAGGAATAACTTTTTTATAGTCTTGAACCCACCGTGAACTATCGTGAGGACTGCACATAATACATTTAATATTACATGTGTGCCCTAGTCGCAAATCAAGATAAGTCAACTTTTCAGGAACAGTCCCATCCTCTTGAGTATTGGATATCAACTCAGGTATATCTATCTCATCGGACCAAGCATATGTTTCCCAAACTCTCTTACTACTTACACCATGACTTTCTTCCTCAAAACATTTTGTACAACTTGCGGGAATTTTACCTTCTAACATAGTAGTGCGCACAGATTTCATATAAGAATTATTCCAAGCGCTCATAGGAGTTTCTTTGCCGAAGTTAGCTGGTACTCCATTCTCATTTTTCACCAAACCGATTCCATGATCTTTACCAGCCCCGCTGGCGTTTGCAGAACAACATAGTCGCATGTCTCCGTTAGGACGTGTCGCAAAGTGTATCCACGGTAGCACGCAGAAGGTATCTGTCTTAGATACTTCTGAGATCTTTCTCTGAGCATCACCTAATCCGGTGCCTTCGGGGTTAATCCAATGTGTCATATTAATAATTGAGTTGAAGTTATTACCTATATATGTGTATGCTAGTAACGAAAACAAATATCCAAGTTGACCTGAAGAAACTTCAAGAGGACTATATTAAAAATATAGATTCTTGGCCTAAGCATAAGAATAGAATCTCAATAAACAATCATGATGGTATTGATGAGTATGTTAAGAATAATGGTCAGAGATTAATATACACAGAGTTCAATTATATGAACACCATATTCAAAGATACTATCTGGGAAGAAACTCTCAGACTATTTCCTGGAAAGATAGGTCGTGCAAGAATCATGATTATGGATCACGAAAAGTTGTTAACCAAACACCGAGACCTTGAAGCTAGGTGGCACGTAGCATTGTTTACAGATCCTAGTTGCGTAATTTATGATTTCGAATCTGGTATGGGAAAGCATATTCCTGCAGACGGTTATATATACAAATTAGATGGACGCCGATTACATACAGCTTTTAATAGTAGTAATAATTTTCAGCGTGTTCACTTGGTGGTGTGTGAGTATGTATAAAAGCATATTCAAGATAAACTACGATATTTCTAAGATAGCTAATATCGGAAAAGAAGTACCTTGGCAAGAACAATGTATGTTCACTGAACTGATGAAGATATATCTACCTAAACATATCAAGCGGATTATGCCTAAAGACAATCAAATCATATTAGAATGGGATGAAGAAGACTCTTTTGAAAGATTCATCCAAGAGGATTTATACTTTAATATACTTAAAGTTCTATCCAGATATGACGTTTATATAGAGTGGAGTTAACACTTATATCCGATAATCATATATCGATTATATAGTGGGAGTTCTAGTTCCCCAGACCACACCACATCAATTCCACATTGTTCCTTGAATTCTTCAAGTGAATTGGCGATGTGGATATGCTCTTCTATCTGATAGTTGTTACTTTGCAGGACTATCATGCTATCTCCAGCGATCTTACTCAACCATTGTTGATACTGATCCTGAGTTATGTGTTCGCATGATGTATTGATCACAATGTCTGCTAAACTCGGCATTACACACATGTCAGCAGTGATAGCTTTAAACCTACCTTCTAGGACCTCGACACGATTGACTTCCTTCGCAACAGATTCGCAATTAGGATCGATATCAATACTGCATATAGTATTCACATCCATCGAACTTTGAAACAACATGCTTGCTAGTACACCATTCCATCCTCCGAATATATCAATACTCACTTGAGAATCGGTCGCTAGTGGAGTGAGTTTTTCTATCAACCATTCTTTACTTTTCATTTGACCACGCCAAAATGAGTCCATCACACGTTTCGGGTCGTCACTAATTCTTATCGCATTTATCCAATAATGTAAGTGTTCTAGATCTATATACATAGAATTTTTTTATAAATATGTCAATACGATATTATATATGCAATGGTGGTTACTATGGTTTCCAATTTGTATAAATAATAATGGAACTATATTAAACTGGAGTGTTTCTTAAATGGCGGTTTATGCTAACTTATTTGTAGATCAGGGCACTGACTTCATGTCTACTATTAACTTAGAAGGCGGAACTGGAGCAGCTTATGGGCTAGAAGGATATACTATTCGTGCTCAGATGAGAAAAACGTATACTTCTTCTAGATTTGTTCAGTTTGAAGCGAATATAACAGAACCCCTATTGGGTATCTGTCAAATTGAACTAAGCGCTGAACAGACTTCTCAATTAAAGCCTGGAAGATATGTATATGACGTTGAAGTAATTTCTCCAGACACAGTTGTGTATAGAGTGGTAGAGGGACAGATAGATGTCGCTCCACGAGTAACAAGACCTTCTTAATCAGAATAAATAAGAAAGAGTAGATGCATCATGGCAGATAGAATTATCGCTAAAATCATCACGAATCCTGCAATTCAAAGCAGAACTTTCGTACCGAGAAATATTCAAGCGACAAGTATTGGTATTAGTGGTGGAATTGCGATGGCAGACTTATCTGACGTCTATATCCCAGAAGCTAATAAAGTAACTGGAGCTTTAATGACATATGATGCTGAGACAGGCGGTTTTGTTGTATTATCTGAAATCTCAAGCCCGAATCTAAAATTAACCGGAGGAGCATTCTAAATGAGTGGAACCGTAATTAAATTAAAATATAGTGAAGTCAACTCACAACCAGCAGATGACTCATTAGCTCATGCCGAACCGGCGTATTCATACCTATCTGGCAGACTATGGATCGGTAAAAACAATGGTTCTGACGTCATCGAAGCTAAGCAGATCGGTGGTGAATACTTCACCGCTCTACTAGATCATACCGGCGGCACTAACCAAGCACTCGTAGATAATACAGTATCAGCACTATTAACTGATACCGAAGGTTATGTTGACGAATTACTAACAGAAGCACTTACTATCGGAACCTCCGGCGGTGCTGGTGTTCGTATCACCAGTATTCTTACCGATATCAGCGGAGCAGTTTCTAACGTACAATTGCCGACCGCATCAGCAGTAAAGAGTTACGTTGATGCTCAGCTAGGTTCTACGTCTTTAACAGATCTTGATGACGTTACTCTAGGCACTCTCTCTAACGCTCAAATCCTAGTATATAATAACTCGACTGGTCAATGGGCGAACAAGTCTATCACTGGCGACGCCACAATTGATAATGGTGGAACGTTAACACTATCGAATTCTGGAGTCACTGCTGGTTCATATGGCGGAGCTACTGCAATTCCAGTATTTACGTTAGATGCTAAAGGTCGTGTCACTAATGCATCTACTGCCACCATAGCAACTACGTTGAATGTTCGTGGTGATGACGTTGTCGATGCAAGTGCAACTCCAGTAGATCTACTAACAGACACTCTAAAAATCTTAGGTGGTGTTGGACTATCAACAACCACTTCATCAGATACAATTACAGTCGCTCTAGACAATACTGCGGTAACTGCTGATACATACGGTTCTACGACAGAAATCCCAGTAATCACCATTGATGCACAAGGTAGAATTACTGCCGCTAGTACTGCTTCTGTAGCAACTACGTTGTCAGTTGACAGTGGTTCAGGTTCTGGCGATACTGGTTCTTCAACCGTAGATCTACTATCAGATACTCTAGTATTCAGTGGCGACGACGATGTTGCAGTAACTATCACTGAAGATAATATAGCGGTATCGTTGAGAAATACTACCGTATCTCCTGGAACATATGGTTCTGCTTCACTAGTTCCTACATTCACAGTCGATGCTAACGGTCGTATTACTTCAGCATCAACATCTTTCGT